CGTACTATGCTAGATCGAGATGTCTTGATTGATAACTCGAATCTTAACAACGAGGCCACAATTTTGCCTCAATTACACAACAAATATCTTTGTTTACTGACAGACGAAAAACTAACTTTATCTAAATTAGAGTCAGATTTAAAGATTCTTGCCAGAGACAAGTGGTTATATTATTCTGGAAAAATGTCAGAAGAACAACTCAAAGATAGAAATTGGGAAACATTTGAATTATCTTTGCTTAAGACAGATTTAGATAGATTTATATCAAGTGATACTGATATTATTACTTTAGAAAACAAATGCACACTACAACGAGAAAAAGTTTATTATTTAGAAAATAGTGTTAAGCTTATTGCAAATAAAATATGGAATATTCGAGCTGCACTAGACTGGATTAAGTTCACTCAAGGCATTTAATGGTTAAAATAACAGAATTAAATTCTGTATATATCAAAATAGATTGCGAAAAATCTATTGCAAAAGAACTCAGTTCTTATTTTACATTTCGAGTTCCTAATTTTCAATATACTCCTGCCTATAAAAATAGAATATGGGACGGCAAGATTAGATTATTTAATCTAATTAACGGTTATCTATATCGTGGTTTATTAGATCATCTGTTTTTATTTCTTAAAGATAGAAATTATGCAGCCGAATTCCATCCTTGTTATATTTCAGATACTCCGAACGAAGAAAATATATCAACTTTTATTAAATCTTTAAACTTATATTCAAATAAAAAACCAATATCTTTATATTCACATCAAATAGATGCAATTCGAGAGGCTATTCAAAAAAGAAGATTGTTATTGGTTTCTCCTACTGGCAGTGGTAAATCTCTTATCATATATTCTTTAATCCAATATTACCTTCAAACGATACCACATCATAAAAAAATACTTGTTGTTGTTCCTACGACTGGTCTTGTTGCACAAATGTTGCATGATTTTAAAGATTACTCTAATGGAAAAATTGACTCAGAATGTCATGTAATATATTCCGGACAGTCTAAACAAACATCTAAAAGAATAGTTATTTCTACCTGGCAAAGTATATACAAAGAATCTAAAGAATTTTTTGATCAATTTGAAGTGATAGTTGGTGATGAATGTCATTTATTTAAAGCAAAATCATTGACATCAATAATGACTAAATTAGAAAATTGTCCATACCGCATAGGAACAACAGGAACATTGGATGGCACTGATATTCATAAACTCGTTATAGAAGGATTATTTGGTAAAGTATTTTCTGTTACTTCTACTAAAGATCTTATAGATAAAGATCTACTTTCTCAATTAGAAATTGAATGTCTGATACTTCAATATCCTCCTAAACATATAGAAACTGTTAAAAAGGCAAAATATCAAGAAGAAATAGATTGGTTAGTTTCTTCAGATTTACGTAACGATTTTATACAAAAACTGGCTTCAAAAGTAAAGGGAAATACTTTAGTACTGTTTAATTATGTTGAAAAACATGGAATTCCTCTATTCAATAGTATTAAATCCGATTCTGATAAAAAAGTCTTTATAATATGTGGCAAAACTCCTGCCGAAGAAAGAGAAGAAGTAAGACAACTAGTGAATGCAAACGAAAACTGTTTACTTATTGCATCCTATGGAACATGTTCTACTGGAATCAATATCAAGAATATTAAAAACATAATCTTCACAAGTCCATCCAAATCTGTTATCAGAGTACTACAGTCTATTGGTAGAGGTTTACGAAAGGCAGAAGATAAAACTAAAGTAACAGTATACGATATCGGAGACGATCTGCACTGGAAGCGATATCGCAACCACGCACTTCGTCATCTAGACGAACGGATTCTTATATATAATAAAGAGAAGTTCATATACAACAAGCGATTTATTCGCCTAGGAGGCCTTTAATGAAGTCTAAAACGTGCCTATTATTTAAGTTAAAAAGTGGAGAAGAAGTAATTGCCCACATTCTTAAAAAGACAAAACTAAAGTATACAGTTGAAAATCCTTATATATTTAAAACGTCTACTGTAGTACATCCTATAACCACACAGCCACACGAAATCGTTACTATTCACGACTGGATGAAACTCACTGAAACAAAGACAACAGACATTCCAACAGATCACATAGTATCTGCTGTAGTTCCATCAATAGAAACAAAGGCCATTTACATTAAGGAATTACAAAATAAAACCCAGCGTAAACCTATTTCTATACCTAAAAATCCCAAAGAAGATAAAAAAGATCAGTCTGCTAAATCTACTAAAACAGAACAATTATCTGACGAAGAAATGCAAAATCTGTTGAGAGGCATGTTTGGAACTATATTTGAAATGCCAGGTTCGGTTGGTGCTGCGGATCCTATGGATGCAGGAACTACACCAGAAGAATTCAATAAGAATCCTATTGATTTGTATAATGAATTGTTTCCTCCCAAAGACAAAAGAAAGTCTAAAAGTATTCCAATGGTTCAAATGAGTTTATTGTTTCCACCAGAAGTAATGATTGATCTGATGGAATCTGGACTGATCAATGTGAACGACGTGAACAAGATTGCTCGAGAAGTAAAACGAAAACTAAAATGGTCTGGAGACGAGCGACACAGACCAGATTTCGGTAACAAACCAACAGACTGGAATTCCAATCCAAATAGTGACGATTATCAGTAAAGCTTTAGTTACTAGGCCAAAAGAACATTGAAAACCTACACAGAGAATTATAAAGAAACTTGCTAAAAGTGTCAAGCGCCCAGTTGCAATAATTTAATATTTTGTTATAATGACAAAAAGGATTATTTATTATGAAAAAAATAAAGAAACAAGAATCTATTACCATAGAAAAAAAATTAAAACAGTATATAGACAATGACAAGTTTCTTGTTGCTATGAAAGAGTGGAAAAAGCAAATAAAATTAGCAGAAAAATCTAAATCCGTCAAACCTCCGATAACTGAATATATCGGAGAGTGTTTTTTAAAGATTGCAGAACATCTTTCATATCGTCCTAATTTTATGAATTATCCGTTCCGAGAAGAAATGATCGGTGACGGAATAGAAAATTGTATTCTATATGCTCATAATTTTAATCCAAGAAAATCTAAAAATCCTTTTTCTTATTTCACTCAAATAATTTATTATGCATTTCTTAGACGAATAGAAAAAGAAAAAAAACAAGCTTTTGTTAAATATCAATACATGAAATTAAATGATGAAGATGGAGAACTTACGAGATGGATTAAAGAAAAAGATTTTGAAGAATATAATAGTGATTATAAAAAATTTAATGTTTTAACGGACGAAGATATAGAAAAAATGGAAAATAAAAAACCAAAATCTCCCAAAAAGAAAAAAACAAAAAAACTTAATAGAAAATATTTTGAATGAAAATTGCAATAATAAATGATACGCATTTCGGAATTAGAAATGATTCTTCTTATTTTCTAAATCATTGTCTAGATTATTTTGAAAATATATTTTTTCCGTATATTGAAAAACACAATATTACAGAAATATTTCATTTAGGAGATTTTTTCGACAGAAGAAAATATATTAATTTTAATACTTTGAAAGAAGTTCGAAAAAGATTTTTGGAAAAGATTCCCAAAGGATGTACTTTCAGAATAATAATAGGAAATCATGATACTTACTTTAAAAATACAAATGAAGTTAATTCGTTAAAAGAATTATTTCGAGGATATGAGAACATTATTCTATATGATCATCCTACCCAAATACAAATAGACGAAATGAAGTTAGGATTTTGTCCTTGGATAAACGAATCTAACTCTAACGAGTATATTAATTTTATTAAAAATACCAATAGCACTATTCTTATGGGACATTTAGAAATAAATGGATTTGAAGTGATATCTGGAGTACAACACAAAGAAGGAATAGATAAATCTATTTTTGATAAATTTGAAATGGTTCTATCTGGTCACTTTCACATAAAACAGTCTAAAGGAAATATTCATTATCTTGGATCTCAATATCAATTAAATTTTGCCGATGCTGGAACAATTAAAGGATTTCATGTACTAGATTCTCAAACACGAGAATTAGATTTCATAGAAAATGAAAGA